CCGTGAACGTATACTTTTCCGTAGAATTCTGGACGAACTACTTTCTTCGCGTAACGTGTCATAACACCTTTACGTGGAGTGAAGTTAACTGGATCATATACTAATGGTGTCATGATTAATGGAATATACGGACTAAATACCGCACCTGTTTCAAGGAACTGTGCTCCTCTGAAGCCCATTAAGATAACATTTTCTAACATGTATGGGTTTTTGTATACAGTGTAACGGTTATTGATTGAACCAATTTTTTGTACACCTGCTGCAAATTCCATTTTAGTTCCATCTGTGTCAGCTGCAAATCCTGGGATAGACTCAAGGATTGTTGCTACTGCCGGAGACGTTACTAAGAAGTTAGCACCACCACGTAATGTTTTTTGGTGAATTTTATTAGATACTTTTTGAAGTTTAGTACCCAATGTTTGGAACCAACCACCTTGTGTATTGTAATATCCATCACCTACTGCTGTTGCTGCACCAGCTCCTGATTGTGTAAATCCATTACCATTCCAGAAGTTGTTATTCAATGCTGACCAATACTCAGTTGTTGGAGCTGCTGAAATCAACATATCCAAGATCTCTAAGTCGATCTCCATTGATACATACTCAGACAACATTGAAGTCAATTCAGCTTCAGCGTCAATTGAGTGGTATGCATTTAAATCTTGAGCAAACTCTGGAGTCCAAACTGCTTTCAACTTACGTGTTTTAGCAACGATTGGCTCAGACTGCATTTCAAGGTTGATTTCAGGGATATCAATATCTGTTCCTTCATTCATACCTGATGTTCCGTAACGTGTTCCTGCGAATGGATTTTTATCCTCGAAGTCACCACGTGTTACGTCAGATGGTTGTCTGCTATACTGCAATTTCAAGTTACCTGCAACGATTGCTAATTGAATATTAGTTGCTTGAGTAGTATTAACAACAAATGATGCTGTGTAATTACTTGTAATTGTAGAGAATGCTTGAACTGGTACGATTTCTGTATTTGCTGAACCTGAAGTCAATGTCCAAGAACGAACTGCATATAAATCAGCATCTGTAGGTACGTTGATAGTAATTACTTTGTAACCAGCAGTGTTGGTAGTATAGTTACTGTCAAAGTTAAATGATGCAGAAGCTGGTAAACCTGCTCCAGAACCTGTATTAGCTTGTGCTGCTGCTAATCCTAATGAAGATGTAAATGGAATTGAATATCCAAAACGACCTGCACCATAAAGACCACCTGCTGCGTCAGAACCAGTCGATGTAACACCGAACATTGAATCTAATGCATTAGGGTTACCAAATGGATCACCTGTTCTGTTGTTGTTATCATCATCAAATCCTGGTGCTGCAGTACCGTATTTAAAATCTAAATAGAAAATAAGTCCTGATGGCAAGTTCATTGGTTGAACTGATACGAATTCTTTAGCTGCAAATTCAGCAAAAATACGACGAACCAATGGAAGAGCAACTCCTGCCCATTCTTCAGATCCTGCAGATGTTCCTGTTGCAGATGATTCTTTTACTAATTGACGTGCTTGGTTTTCAAGCAATTGAGCCATTCCTGCGCGCTCAGTCTCGCTTTTAAGACCTTCCAATAATCCGGTCTTTTCCCATTTCGATGCCAACGCTTTAGCTTGGTTGCGTTGTACGAAATCATTTGTTTGTAATAAATTTGAAATACTCACTGTTTTCCTTTTTTGTTAAATGTTATAGCAATCCTGCTAATTTTTTCCATCTGTTAGCCAATTCAAATCCTTCACTTAAAACTTGAGTTGTTTCTTTTGCTGGCGCTGTTGTTGCAGTTGGTTTGCTAGCATAAGATTCTTTAACTACACGTTTTTTAGTTGCTGGACGATTGAATGATTCAGCTAACGTTGTAAATACTAATTTTACTTCTCTTGTATTGCCTGCACGATCAAAGTTTTCAATTACTTTCATTTTTTGAGCTTCAGTCAATTCAAAATTGCGGAACAATTTGTTTGTGTAAAGAAGTTTTGCGTTCAAAAGATTAACTTCAGAAAGAATACTTTTAAGTTGATTTACAGTAGCATAAGCTTCTTCTAATTCTTCTTTCATTTCTTCTTCTTTAGAATAATCGCCTTCTTCAACTACTTCTTCTTTATCCAACTCTTCTTCTTCACGTAAGATGGCTTCGATAATTTCGTCAATTGATTCATCCACAGACTCTTCTTTTTCGTCTGCAGCATAATCACCTTCGTGAATATTATCTGCAGTCGTTTGTCCAGCCATGTTGTCATCATCTAGATCACCTTCTAACTCACGAATAATTGCTTCTAGGTTTAAGTCTTCGTCATCCTGATCTTGATACTCAGCTGCCATTTCCTCGTCACCCATCGGCATTTCTTCGCCTGCCATTTCTTCTCCACCACCCATTTCTTCATCTGAGTAAATGTTAAATTCATCAAATTCTCCGTCTTGATTAACATCGATTGATAAATCACCAACATCTGTACCCATTTCTGAATCTAGAGCAGCTTCTTCTTCTCCGGCCATTTCCGCACCCATTTCTGCGTCGTCCATACCCATTTCTTCTTCGTCTCCTAGATCATTTTCTAACTTTGCAGATAGCATGTTTTCCATTCGAGCTCCGAACGCTTCTTGTAAAGCAATCTTTGCATTTGCTAAAGCTGTTTCTTTAACCGCCTTTGCATCAGCAATCGCTTCTTTTAGCAAGTCTGATTTTGCCATTGTTTTTTCTCCTTAAATTTGTTTTTTGGAAATAAGATTATTTGAAATCTTAATAGAATTTTTTTAATTACTAGACACTATATAGAAAAAATAGTGTATTTACATATAAATATAGAGCTGTTTAAAAAACCAGTAAAAAAGCCCTAACTTTTTTTGTCAGGGCTTAAAATTTTAATTAGAATGAATTTCGATCACGTATCATTTGAATGAATTGAGCGTCTTGAAGTTGTTTTCTTTTTCGAACTGACGGTTTAATAAATTCTTTTCGATCTTTTGTTTGTTCTAAAATTTCTGAATTTTTAATTTTGCGCTTCCATGTTTTAAGAGCAAATGCTAAATCTTCGCGTGCGGAACCTACTACGTTAACTGCTAATGGGTTTCCTGGTACAATTGTTTGATGTTGTTTTTGTTTTTTATTCATATAACGATATTAAAGTTTTCTTATTGGTCTTGCCGGTAATTGTGGTTCGGCTTCTGGTTGTGGTGCTGGTTGTTGTTCTCCGCGGACTTTAAATCTAAAATGTTTAAGTTCTGGCAATTGTGCTAAGTAGCCTTGAATCTTTTGTGATTCAGTTCCTGGATCTTCTCCTAAACGAAAATAAAGATAAACTATTCTACCTGTTTTTCCAATTTGTTTTTTAACTAAGGTAATACCTTTTTTTGCAGCCCATTGTTGAATTTCTTTAGTAACTCTAACTGCAGCAGCCGGATCGCGCATTACAAATTCTACGCCACCTCTATAATCAGTTATGTTGTTAACTAGTTTTGCTTCATCTATTTCAGATTCATTTGCTGTTATCCGTAGATTGCCTCCTGCATCCTTTGCAGCTTTTTGTGCTGCTTTTAAAGCCGTTGGATCTTTAGCAACAGATGCTGCTATTTCTATATCATTTGGATTTTGTTTAACTGCTTGTTCAGTTAACCCAAAAAACTGCTTATATAATTTTCTAAACGTATTCATTACTTACCTATATTATAATAATTTTTTTTGCAAGATCCAAATTATCCAACATTAAAATAACGATTCAAATGTTGTCCAATATTTTCATAACACAATGACATTCGTTCTTGTGCTTCTTTTAACTCACGTGCTGCTTGTTCAAAATCGCGATAGTCTTCGTGCATTCTTTTGTTGCCTTTTTTATGAGCAACATTTGACATCCAATCATCACTTTCGGTCATGATTTTATCAGCACTTTCTATAATATTTTTAACTCGTTCAACGATATCTTCTAGATCTCCTTTTCCATATACAGATTCACCTAATGCTGAAAAGTTTGCTACTTCTTGCATAAATGCTCTTTTTTCTTCTTTAGACATTGGCTTTGGTTGGTCTTCTAGAATTGTTTCTAAAATAAATTTTAAGTTTGGTGTTCTCATTATATGATCCTACATTTTCCATCTTCGCATAAAATCGAAGTTATAAGGCTGTTTACGTTATTATATTTGTTTGCGGTATTCATTTTATCAACAGATTCGTGCATGTGCGTAGGACGCATAAAAGCCCCATGGGTAGAAGGATTTGACACGAAGTCCCAACATATCAATTCAAAATCTTCTTGAACCTCTACTGTTCCCTCACTACGTAATTCTTTAACAGATCCTAAACCACGAGACGAAATACCTAATGTAATGCCGGCTTTAAAAAGTTCTTTAAGAATTTTACCCGATGGCGTTTCTAAAATTTGAACTGCTCCTAACAAATCATTACCATCCCACCAAATTTTTAAAATGTTATGTGACACATTGTTTAAGTTGACAATTGATGATTCTGGGTGATCTAATTCACCCAATGCTCTATGTTGATCAATATATTCTTTTTGATATCGCATACATTCACGCATCAATATATTTTTTGGATAAACACGACCATTTTGATTTTTAGCACCTGCTCTTTGTAAAATTCCTTGCACTACAAAACCACCTGGTATCCCATATGCAGCACCGCTATTCTCGTTTAATGAGTTAACAGGCTTAAATGGCATATATTCTACGATTAGTTGTTTTGACATATTACTCCCCTAATGATCTTACGCGCTCTGATATTTTTGTTAATCGTTCTGCTATTTTTACTAATGCTCTATCTGCCGATGAACCTATATTTGTTCTTGACAAACCAGATTCAGTTTTTAATCTAGAAGTATGATTAACTAACGTTTCAATTTCTTGAAGTTTTTTAGCTACTTCTTTGATTGTATTTTTAACTTTTTGTTCTGGTGTTGTTTTTGAATCACCAGTTGCAAATGTTCTATATGATTCAATAAGTTGTTCATATTTACGATCCATTGCTTCGGCTACTTTAGATGAATGTTTTACTGTTTCGTCTTTTATATTTGCCGTACCATATGGTTGGTTTGAAAACTTAACTGGATATTCTTGATCTGCATTAGGCCAATTTCCGTCAGCTGATGAAAATGGAAATTTATCTTGCGATGTTTCTTCATCTGAATCAGGTGTTTGATGTCCAGTTTCTTTCCACTTAAATGATGGTGGTGTATTAACAGATTCCCTAACACGTTTCTTAACACGTGTCATACCTAATACCTCAACCGTATCATCTCCGGCACCTGTTTTACTAAATGCTTTTGGTGTATTATATGCACCTGCTGCTGCGGAAGTGCTAATCTCAGCAATTTCTTCCTCATCGCATATACATTGGTCTACGGAACGATCGCATGCATCACAATAATTATCTTCAAGTTCTATAAACTTGCTTTCAATCTCTTTTAAGAATGACTTCATTAATGCATCTCCTTTAATTCCCGAACTAAATCAAAATAACGTAACAACGAAAGCACATGAGATTCTTTGATTGTTTTCATGTTTTCAACCGTACATAACATTTCAGAAAGTTTTTGTACTTTGATTTGTGTTGCTTTATCGGTAATTTGTTTTGCTTGTGAAGCTAAATCTTTTTTAATACGAGGAATAACAATTTGTACATATTCTTTTAAAGCAGCAGTATCATTAACATTGGTAATGTACTTGTTTAAAAGTTGTTTTTGTGATTCATCAAGTCCGGAATATTTTTCATTGAATTTATCAACAAGTAACTTGTATGTTAATAAACGAACGTCCTTAGGTTGTGATTCAAAATTTTCAAGTACTGGATCTTTTTCAATTTGTTTCTTTTCAGTGATGATTCCATTTTGAAGAATAACACTTTTACATTCCAAAAGTTGTTTTGGATTAGATGTTTCTTCATATTCAAAAATCATGTATATTGAAGCTAAAGGTTTGTAATTTGAAATATGAATTTTAGACATATTCGCAAATACAAATTTTTCTGAAATTTCTTTAACTAGATTATAACGTTGACGTTTCAATACACTTTGATTTAATTTATCATGTGCTGATTTTACTGTGCGTATATAATCTAATCCTTGTGCTTCGCTTTTGAATTGTTCTTTTAATAATGCGTTATAAAGTTGTAATTCTTTTGATAATTCTGTATTTTTTCCGAAGTATTTTTTAATTATATCAACCGTTACAGTTTTATTTGAAGACAACGTTTCCGAAGTTAATTTACGCACTAACATTTCAAACAGAATACCGGTATTCTTATATTTTGAATGTTTTAATTTTTTCATAAGGTTTCGACCGTTTTTTATTTAATATAAATATAATGTTTCTTACAAAATGTTGTTTTCGTCCAATATAGTACCTGAGTCTTGATCTTGTCGACTAATTTTATTTGATTTCAAAGATTCCAATAACATTGCAGGTTGTTTATCTTTCAGGTATTTCAATATAGTGTGATTTTCTGTAGCAACTGGTCTTACGGCCCTATCCCATCTAGCATCTGGTGTAAATGTGGTTGATTGATTATCAGCATTGAATGCTTGTTTCAATTCTTTTTTACCCGTAGGATCCCAACCTAATGCATTTTTATGTTGCTCCGGTTTAATTCCTTCAGGTGGACGACCGCCTTTATCTTTTTGTTCAACCTCTGTGCTTGACATATGAACTGTTGCTAAATCGTGTGGCGTACCAAATGATACTCCGGTTACTGCTGGATCATTTCCTTCTTGTTCAATTTGATTTTGACGGAATCGAAGTTTAAGATCTTCTACAACATCATTGCGTTCTTGAAGCCATTGGTCTTCTG